ACGGCAGTAGCATTAAGCTCGAAGGCGCGTAGAGAAGCATCGCGCTGAGTTTCGATGTTGAAGTCACGCTTCATAGCGATGGCAAGAGCTTCTGGTGCAAATACGCAACCAATAGCGTCATCGTTGCCGTCAACAGATACGTTAGCTGATTCATATACGTCGATGCCAGCGATAGTTCCGACATAGCCGTTGATCATTGCTGCGTTCTGAGCGTCACCACCGTTCGGGTTAGCGAAGGTGTTAGTCAGGTTAGCTTTGATCTGGTAGGCTTGGAATGGATGCAATACAGCAGCCAGATTTCCAGTTACCTTGTTAGCTCGCAGAGTAGCCTGAGCTTTGAACAAGTCAGATACAGCGATTTCAGTGCCAGCGCCGCCAAGTCCTGAGCTAAAGCCAGTGAACAGAGCGATTAGGTCAGTGTCAATCTTAGTAGCGATTGCGTTACCCAGAACAGTTCCCAGCTCAACAGCAGGGTTGCCAGCACCCATAGCAGCGAGATCAGTCAAAACAACCTGTGCGCCTACTTCGCCAACAGTTACAGAAACTGAGCTAGTAGAAACAGTGGTTGAAGACATATCTGTGCCTTCGGTTAGATCAGCAGCGGCGATTGCTGGGTACTTAGGAACCTGAACGGTCTTGCCAGCTTCGTTGCCAATGTTGTACTGAGTAACCAAGCCCATCATTAGGGATTGCTCTTCAGCAGTGAAACGAGCCTGAGCGATAATATTCGCAAACAGGTCGTCAAGAGTTGTACTAGTAGTTGCAGCCATTGTGCATTACCTCAATGTTTAAAGTTAAAAAGATTATTTGTTGGCTTTCATTAGGGCGCGGTAAGCCTCGCGACCACCGTTATTCCAATTCTCAACCATTTCAACCGCAGTCAAAGGCTTCTGCGTAGAGCCGCCAGCGTTACCCTGACTACCTGTGCCGCCTTTACTGGCTCGCACAAAATGAGGGTTTGCTGTAAGAAATTCGCCTACCATCTCATTGACAGTAAGCAGTTCACCGCTGTCATTGTAACGCGGCGTACCATTGTTGTCTAATACCTCAACTGTGCCATCTTCAGCTAGTCGAGTTTGGTTTCGCAGCAGGGCAGATACTTGCTCTGGATTGACAGCATTATTGGAACTAGCAGTTTGCAATAGCGCACCATCGATAAGAGTTTTTTGCAGTTTGCTTTTGTAGCTTTCAATCTCAGCATCTTTCTTTTCTACAGTCTGCTTCAGGATTGTCTCAAACTCCCCGCGCTCTTTGAGCTTGTCTTGCTCGATCTGTTCTTTCTGAGATAACAATTGTTTAGCTTCTTCTAAGTCAATACCAGATAGCTTTTTCTCAAACTTGCGCTGCTCACGCGCTAGGCGTTTAGCCACAACATCTTCTAGCTCTGCCTGTGTGAATGTTTTAGTTTCTTCATGCTGAATGTCATCTAGGTTTTCTTCTGTGTTTTCCACGATATCTTCGCTCATGTAACGATGCCTCAAATAGAGTTTGGTGAGTCTCGATTTTAGCATATAAACTTTTTTGCTCAAATATCATCTAAAGTGTTGACATTAATGTAAACAACAGGCATTATTCTCCTACATTCAAAAAACAAAGGGTTAAACGACATGAAAAAATTACAGGCTGGCAAAACTTATCGCGGTAGATTTATTTCAAACTATGACAGCACATTTGAAGTAACGGTTACACGCCGAACAGCTAAAACAGTATTTTTCAACCATCCAAATACTTGTGAGCCAAAAAAAGCTAAAATTCATGAATACAATGATTGCGAATACTTCATGCCGTTTGGAAACTACTCAATGTCGCCAACAGTAGACGCTGCATAATTCAACCGCCCCCGAAAGGGGGCTACCCTCGGAGGTAATAAAATGCTTACAATGAAAAAGGTCAATAAAGCGATTCAAGAGATAGAGGCTGGATGGGAGCTATACAAAGGTGAGGGTTATTTTTACTGGATACACCCAACAGATATTAGCTACACCGATTGCCCATCAATCCCTGTCTACAAACTGAATGACTTCACCTTAGACCGATGGATTGAAGAATTTAACAACAGATATAATACCTATTGATTTTTCCCCCAAGACTTTAGCCCAGCTTATTTAGTGGGCTTTTTTTTCTTCTTCTTTTTACCGTATGCCATGTTATTCCTCGTCAAATACTGGTCGCCAATGATGACGGCAGTTATAGCCGCCTCTTACTATGTAAGGGTCGCCAGATGATTTACCTTTCCAACTACCCGCCCAAGTGTCTGCAATCTCTTCTTCAGTGAACACCTGTCCTGCGTGTTCGCGGCAGAAAGGTCTGCTGTCCCTGATGACATCGCCGTAGTATTTCCATTTAGTCGCACCGCTTTGCTTGCCAATAGCAGTGTTAATTGATGCATCAAACTGCATCAAACTGTCTTGCGCATATACAGTTGCATATCGCCGCAGGTTATTACCCGACCTATCTCTGGCAAACTTAGTGCGTAATTGCTCGGCAGCTTCCTTGGCTGCAGTAGGCGATCCACTGTTTACAATATCCACTAGCCGTTGGGCTTCCACATCGTCGCTCTGGATATACACGCCGTTGATTGTCTGGCGCAGGTTCTTGACCGTATCGTTAAACGATCTGCCTGTCAGAGTAGACTGATAAACTTCGTTAGCAAGTACATCGAGATATTCGTTGGCAACAGACTCGAAGCCTTGAAATGATAGACGCTGCAACTGGTTAATCACCGTAGAATCTAACTTGGTGAAGTCGCCATAAGTTGACAGCATATCCTGAGCCTCTACTGCGACCTGTCCATATTCCCGAACAACAGAATCAACAGCAGTCAAATAGTCTTGCTCCATGGCCTCACGTAATTGCGGCCTAGCAGCAATAGCCCATTCAGTATCGAACAGGTTGCCGTTCTCTAGTGGCGCACCAGACATAACACCCGCTACACGCTCCTCTAAGGCTGTTAGAGCCTCTGAAAGCCTACGCTGATGGTCATCTGCCAGCCTGTCGAGAATCTCGTCATATTGCGATTCTGTAGGCATTATTCAGCCTCTTCGTTGAACTGCCCTATAACTTGTGTGCCTTGGTCGATTTCAAGGTGCGATTTAGCCAGCTTTTCATCGTCTAGCACTAGGTCGGCGATCTGCTTGTCTATCTCTTGCGATAGAGTTACAGACTTAACGCCGGTCGCTCGCATCTGCTGCAAGAATATTAGCTCCTTGTCGTAGTCGCGAATATCGAAGCTGTCAGGGTAGAATATTTCAACATCTGGGGTCAGCTCTTGATAATCGCACCAAAAGTTCCAGATTTGCTCTTCAGCTAATTCTAATATGTCGGCCTTCTCAGCCAGCTTCGCGTTAAGCATTTGAAACTCAGTCTGCATTGCTACACCAGACTGCGTGATTGCCTCTGTGCCGCGTACTGCGCCCATATGAGCCATGCGATTGATATATTCGATCTTGTCGTTGATAGACGCTCTAACGCTATCTAGGTTCTGACCGCTGGGCTGTAAAATATAGGGCTTCATGCCAGCTTCCATATCGTCAGGCATATTGATCACCGAACCAGCACCTGCACTTGCGTCAGTCTCGTATGACTTAACTAAAGTGGGGTGGTTACTGATACGAATAAGCTGCTCGATCTCTGAAAGCTCTTGATAGATAGCTCGTTGCATATACGCAACATCTGATAGGTCGCTAATACCGATACCGCGAACTACTGATCTCTGAGCAGGCAGGAAAACAGCAGGGATGCGACCAAGCACATTGTCCATAACTTCAATCTGCCGATCCATTTCATTAATGCTTTCCCAAAGCTCAACAGAGTCTTTGCGCCAGATACGATAATAAACACGCTTTTCAGTGTCGCTGATTTCTTCTATAGATTCGCGAACTTTAAGATAGCAAAGCTCATACCGACCAGAAGGCATACGTTCATATTCCCAGTCAAATACATTTTCTGGGGTGAACATAGTCACATAAGGTCGAATGTCCTGCCCTAGCTCTTCGGCTTTAGTTCTGGCATTAGACTGAGGCTTATCAACAACAATCCAGACGTTGCCGTAAACGCTAGCCCAGATATTAGCTTCACGCATAAAGGCATTAAATCCGCGACCATCAAGATCAGCGTCTTTAAGGAATGGTTCTAGTGCATAGTTGCCAGCGGCAGAGTTAAAGCTGCGCACTGGGGGCTGTCGCCATAAGAAACTGCTGTAGATGTGGACAATGTTCTTGCTGTGGTTGTCCATCGGGGTTAGATCGAGTCGTCTGCTATACTCGTCTTTATCTTCATTGACGTAGCGCGTCAGATATGCGCCATCGCGGTAATCTTCACCACCCATATAACTGCGCAGGTAAAACTCCCAGCGGTATTTGTTATTATCATATTCTGGGTGCGTGTATTCTAAGTCTTTGCTATAAGCCATTAGCTCCACCGTCTTGGTTGTTCTACAACGCGTTCTGTGCGTACTGGGAATAGATACTCTACCAGATAGCCGAGCGCATCATTCATGTGGTCAAAACCATCTTTATTAGGAATACTTGTTCCCTCTTTGTAGGTCTGACGCTCTAAAGATTCAATCGTCTGCTTGCATTTAGGGTCTATCAGCAACTTCCGCTGACCATCACTAGACAGCAATCGGGAATTGACCGCATTTATTCTGTCCCTAACCAGTGCGTGTCTGGTCTTAGCCTTTACCTCAAAACCCGCGTTCTGAAGTATGCTCAAATCGGTTCTACCGCCTGCGCTAGTTTTTCTTTGTCTTGACGCGGGGTCGGGGTAGATGATAACACGTTTGTCAGGATATCGCGCTTTCAATTCTTGCGCCATTTCATCAGTGTTACTGCCCCACATTACAACCTCATCAATCGCCAACAATGTGTCGTGATGCCTAACGCAAACAACCGCACTCATTGGGTCAAGGTTAAAGTCCATTCCAACGTGCAGTGTATGGTGGTCTGCCTCGATCTTACCAACAGATTCTTCTCGATTAAAGCCGTAGTAAATGATGCCGCTGTAGTTTACAAACTGGGCTTCATACTCTTGCTTGAACGTGCGCTCATCTAAATCTTGTCTGGCTTGCTCGATCTCTTCTGGGGGAACATTGCCGCCTTGGATAGTCGTGTATTGAAAGCTATGCCAGTCATCATCACCATCAAGCCCTTTGCTATACAAGTCATAGAAATGGTTGCGACCTTTAGGCGTACCGATAAACAGAGCAGAGCCTAGCCTGTCAGATAGCGATGGTCTGATTACCTCATACCAAGCCTCTGGGCGCATATCTGCAAACTCATCAAGCACCACAAAGTCTAACGCTCGCCCTCGCAGGTTGTTTGGCTTCTCTGCTCCCTTCAGGCTGATAGTGCTGCCGTTTATCAGGCGCATAGTCAGGCTGCTTTCGTTTGTCTTGGTTAGGTACTCAGGGGGAATGGTATGAATGAGCATATCCCAAGCAATCTCTTTAGCAGAGCCGTAGGTCGGTGCTACATACCAGCAGTTCTTATTCTTACCTGATGTGGCTGCTCGCAGTATCTCGCCAGTGCTAAGGAATGTCTTGCCGAATCGCCGCCCAGCAACAACGCTACGGAAACGGCTAGTGCTACAAAATATCTCACTCTGCGGCAGGGTCAATTGCACGATGGTCTACCACTATATTAATTGGGGGAATCTCTTGCGCTTCTGCCTCGTTTTCTCTCCAGCCAGCCTGCGTTTTGAGGTAAAAAATATTCGCAGAGACATTACCGGCTTTTGCCAGTTGGATAAGATTCGATCCCATCCCTGCTATCTGATTGACTCGCCCCTTTTTATAAGCCTCAGAAACTTCAGGCTGTCTTTTCTCTAAAGCTCGCAAAGTGTTCTCGCAGATGCCAAAGTAATCAGCAACCTGTGCCTTATTTAATACAGACGCAAGGGCTTTTAGCTCAATTATCTGCTCTGGCGTTAGCTCAACAGGTGGTCGCCCACCCCCATCGCCTTGGTTGCCTTGTTTCATGCGTTTATAAATGCCTGTAATGGGTAAAAAACTAAACTGTTTCTGTAGCCGCCATCGTGCGTTGGCAATATCGGGGTTACGCCATGCACGTTGCGCCATGCTGGATATACAAGGATTGAATTATCGCACTGGTCGATAGTTGCATTGTAATCAGGTACGCAGAGATTGCCGCCAGTGCTGTTCTTGCGCTTAGTGATAATCACGTTGACAGTTTCTTTGATGTTGGCTGTGTCTCGATGAAAAGGTGCGCTTATATTGTAGTTGCTAATAGATGAAGTGAACATGCTGCCGACTTTCCACTTGTCATCTATGCCGTCGAATATCTCTTTTTGTCTAGCATATTGCTCTGGCAGATGCTCCGCAATCAGCTTCTCTGACTCTCTCGCCAACAGTATCATAGCTTTGATGAAGTTATGCGCTGACTTCTTTTGATGAACTGAAGATATACTGGGGTAAGGCCTCCTCATGTGCGGCTTTGGCGGCACACCACCGATGATACAACTAAACTGCTCTACGCCTGAAGCTCTGACCATAGCAGTCTTTGGCACGTTGTCGCTTCGTAGCTCATGGTTAGCCAGATTAGCCAGCTTGCAAGCCTTATCAGGCATTTGCTTGATGAAAAATCCTATAGGCTTTCCGTCTTGCAGAAAGATGCAATCTTCTGTAACAGTAGGCTTTATATCTCCGCATACATCGCCGACAGATATTTCATGTTCAACCTGCGTTAACTCAATAGTTTTCATAACTTGTCTTTCTCCGCCTTCAGATAGTTCATCATCATATAGCCAACGTATGCGCCCTGCTCTCTCCAGAACTTTACAAGCTCGTAAGCCTCGTCGTAATGCTCAAGCTGAAACTCAATCTGGATAGCCTTTTTGCAGCCATCTTCTAACGTATCTATATCGTCATCTAAGAGGCCATAATCAACGTCAGGCTCTATCTCAGGTATATCGTCGAACCCTGTGATTAGAAAGCTAATGTCAGTCTCAGATATAGCCTTTAGCTCATTAGCCAGCATCTCAGAGTCCCAACTACTGTTCAGGGCTAACTTGTTATCAGCAATAACGTATGCCTTCCTCTGAGCCTCTGTAAGCCCTTCTAACGTGATTGTCGGAACCTCGGCAATACCGCATAGCTGTGCAGCCTGAAGACGCCCATGCCCCGCTATAATGCCGCCCTCGTCGTCTATAAGGATTGGGTTGGTAAATCCAAACTCTTTTATACTTGCTGCTACCTGTTGTATCTGCGCCTCGCTGTGGGTTCTTGAATTGTTTACATAAGGGATAAGCTCCCCAGTGGCTTTATATTCGACAGATAACATTAGACCTCAGTGCCAAAGGCAGCGCGTACATTCATTATGGGGTTTTGTAGAATTAGATCATGCTCATCAGGTGGCAATCCGTTTACCTTGCAATCTACGGCATCGCACCAGAAACGTAAAGCAGTTATTACTGGCTGTGCGGCTGTTGGGTTGTCGATAAGGCTTTGCGTAATGCCATCGACTTTAGACAGTAGGTCGTACCAACCGTTCTCTTCGCACTCTATGATTCGGCTTACTATATTCAACTGACACATCTTAACCTCCGCAGGCTAACCGTTTTGTTGTGTCTGTATTGTAAACTCTGGTTATTTTTTGTGCAATCTTAGGTCTTGAATAGCTACAAGGGTTAGAGATAAGAGAATAAACCCTATCATATATAACATATTTTTTGCTCCGGTTGGTAAATTCGCGGGGCATTGTAATGTCTAAAATATATGATTAGTAGTGATGTTTGTTTATGTAAGGTATGCCATAAAAGATATAGTGCCGCGTTGTGACTACAGGTGCGGCAGACCTGCTTCAAGGGTAAGGAGGGGGTACCCTAGTCAAAAAAGATTATAAACAAACCTACTATCATGGCAAGCAATCCGATTATAGACATAAACAACAAGCCAAGCTCATGGTCTACAGCTTCTTGGTTTTTAGCCAAGTGATCATCAGCGCATTCATGTACGGAGGCAACCATTTTTTCTAGCTCTTCTTTGCTTACTTTATTCATCTGCAAGTCATAGTCCCCAGCACATTAGTGGAACATACGGTTCCATCACTAAATCGCGTGTTCCCGAATACATCCACCGATGAGCTTGTGCCATCGTTATATCGTGTAGTGCCTAAAACGTCAGTTCTCCAGCTCGATCCATCAGAGCCTCTTGTTGTTCCTAAAACGTCTGTTCTATAGGTAGTGCCAGTTCTCGAATCTCTAACAGTGCCTAAAACATCTCGCGTGAGGGTTCCGCTAGTACCGCCGCAGTTATATCTTGTATTGCCCCATAGATCGACTGTAGCAGTGCAGGTTGCATAAGCACTTGTCGAAAAAACGCTAATTAATAAACATATTAATAACTTATTCATCTGTAATTACTCCTAATCGTTGGTTTTCTTCAAAACCATATCCAGCGCCCACCAGAAACAATTGAAACTCCTCTAGCAGACCATTTATGTCTAAATCATGGTCAAAGAGTGTAACTTCTAGCTGTACTGGGGTTATTTCTATAAATGAACTTTCGTATGGATATTTTTTAAATACAAAAGCAGGTCTACCATGTTTCATTAGCACACCCCCTGCAAACAATCGTTATAGCTCATAGTTGAAACAACTAGGTACATAATAAAGATGGCAGCACCCAGCGCGGCAGACGTACGCGATTCTGTACGCTTTTTGTTTTCTATCCGGTCACGCGCATATTTATAATCGTAATTAATCATTACTCACCCCTTTCATATCCAGCGAAAGCCTCAGCCTTAACATAAGTTTGTGAAAAGTATTCCTGCACTGGTTCGCGCATGGCTAGCTCTAACTCTAAATAAATAGCGTTCTTTAAAGCAATGCTGGCAGGATCATCACCAAATGAATAAAGAATGTGGACATAGCCTTCGATCTGGTTAATTGCAGCAAATGGTAAATAGTCAGCCTGCCAAGTTGGATAGGCACTCAGCCATTCATGGCACAAAGCGTCTTTGTTTCTATCGGAAAGGTCTATAATATCGCCTGTCCAGTTTTGATTGCGATAGACAAGCCCGTCGATAAAGTCTTTCATTGATTGTTTCATGTAGAACCTCACTTGTTTTTTGAATGTTTTGCTATCGTGCCTGATGGTTACGTTAATGTCAACACTATATTTCACCAATTCGCCATTCTTGCTCTTTTATCTGCTGTTTTAAATCTCTTGCAAATTGTATAACTTCATCACGATTAAACTTTTTAGCAGGTCGCCAAGCCAGCCTTTCCATAGCCTTGACTCTTCGCTCACCATAATAGTCAACCATCCACTGCCTATAGCGCAAAACGTAGTGCGATTGTTTCATGCCCCATAGGTTGCAGCTGGGACACTGTATTTGTATGTTGGGTTCATAAAGTTTAAATATAGTTCTACCCCTTGGAATGAAGTGGCCGCCCTGCATATTTTTATAGTGGTCAACTTTTCCGCAGGTAACGCATTGGCAGTACCCTTTCTCATCTGAACCTTTTAATCTTACTAGTCGCTGTAATAACTTTGCAGCTTTTTCAACTTCCTGCGCGACAGTTGTTTTTCTTCTTCTCGGCATATTCTAGTTCCAGTAATAACTCGCAATAATGAATCGCTTTTAATACATCTTGTTTCTTATTCTTTGTTTTGTGTCTTAAAATGTACTTTATGATATTAGCCTCAATAAAAGGCACATCGTTTGCATGAATAAACTCTAATGGCTGTATAGCCATATTTTTATAATGGCTTCCACCTTCTTGCTTATCAAGTGCGCTCAATGCTCAGTCTCCTCGCCTTTGAGTTGAATCGAGTCAGGAACATTAAGGTCGCAGCGGTCGCATAGACCGTAAGCACTATCATCGTCACCCAGCCAATAAGAAAGAGGCAGATCACATTCGTCACAATATAGTCTGTGAATTTTAGTAGTTTTCTTAGGAAATTTAATAACACCACTCATTAGCCCACCTTTATTTTTACGCGGGAATCTTCACCGCTATCTTTGTGATATACGACCGCAGTCATGCTTCTCTCTGCGCCGTATCCGCTGTCGCTATGCCACTGATCAGTCGCAGTAAGGCTGCCCCAGTGTTCAAAGTGCATAGAACCTACCTCTCTGGCAGTGTGATGATGAATATGCCCTAGATGGCAGTAGCGGTTTTTAGACTCTGCCCATTCATCGTCTAGGTTCTTAATCACCGTCTGAAGGATCTGCTCATGCTTAATGCGGTCGCCATGATGAAATACAAACAGATTGTTGTGCCACTGGTAGGATATAAACTTGCTGTAGTTCTGCACTACCTCCACTCTAGGCTCTTTGCTGTAAAGTAACTCTAAGCAGCTAGACAAGTGACAGGCCATATCATAGTCGTGATTGCCTCGAACATTAACCACAACAACCTTTTCATGCGTCTGTAGCATCTTTTCAATTAGCACGTTAAAGAGTCTTCCTGCTAACTTGAAAGTCTTTCCGATACGTGTGTCTACGTCTACCGGCGTTCCCTTAGTGGTGGTGTTAAAGCTGCTGTCAGCGTGAAAGAAATCACCTACGTTAAGCAAAACACCAGTGCCAGCGTTACCGACTCGGTTAGCTAGTCTGTCGGTTGCGTCGATTAATATCTGTGTCGCTATTTTTACATCCCAATCATCATCATCAACTTTAGTTTCTGAGTCAGCAAGCATTCCAAAGTGGTGGTCGCCAATCATATACATAGCTAAATAATCGTCGCGCACCTTAGCAGGGGCAGGAACAGGGTCTTTAAATCCCTGTATGTCATCTTTAACGCCCTCTATCATCAGGTCTAGGCGCTCTTTTAGGCTTTTCTTTTGCGGCTCTTGTATAACCCACTGTAAAGCTACTGTGCCATCTTCTTTGTAAGCAGTAGATACGCGCTTGGCATCGAAGCCTTCTGCGGTCTGGTGTACTAGGTCGCGATGCGGTGCGACTCCTTTGGCTGCGGCATAACCCTCGACTCGCTTTATTGTTCTGTCAATGCCCCTTCTCGACATTCCCAAAGCCTGCGCTGCTTTATTATTTGATCCATGCTCAATAACTGCCTGTACTACTCTGTTCTGTGCCTCTGATTCTACAAACTCCAACAAACTACGCGGGTCAATTTTATCCATTATTCCACCTGTTTTAATTGTAATTTACGGTACTCACTTTGCGGATCAATATCTAAATTACAGCCAATCTCAAAAGCCCAATGATAAATCTCGTTCATAAAGTTGTGCATTTCCCCAGTATCTAGCTTGCTGGTCTGCCTTAATTGATTCTCGATAATTGTTTTACCAACTTTAATATTCTCAGTACCAAGAAACTTTTGTTTAAGCAGTAGTTTAACATTTTCTGGGGTATAACTTGTATCTCGCTCAATAACCCAAGCACTAAGCTGCCTACACCAAGCATGAAACATAGCATTCTGAGATATTGATCTGGGGTTTTTGTACGGCTTTAAAAAAATAGCGCATGGGTAAGTATAATCCCACTGCTTTAAGCGGTCAGCGATGTAACCAAGCCGAACTTCAATCTCTTCGACTCGGTACACTTTAACTGTATCGCCTTGACTCAAACTATACGCCTTGAAAGCCATTCTTGGCTTAACATATCCATTGCAGATTCAAGCCTAGATTCAAAAGGCTTGTCTACATTGTTATTGTGATTAGCGGCAGCATTTCTTAGGTCATAGTCAGTAACTATTTTACACTGCTTCGCACGTATCCTGCTGTGCAAGGTTTTAGGATTTATGCCTGCAATTTCAGCCATATAAGACAGGCTGTACTTATTGCCGTTTTTCAATCCGCCTTTTTTGCCTGCGAATGAATAAAGTTTTGCAGGTTTGCAAGCGTGTTTTAAATGATTAAATCTTCTGTCATTACGCATATTTCAACTCCCTCCCGCCATCATAGTAAAAACCAAACTTAGTCAGACAGTGCTTTTTTTGGTTTTCTTTATCTTGGCCTTCGAGCCATGAAATATCAGTCATGCTCATTTGAACCGTTCTACCGCGTATTTGTTCATCACCAGCAGCAAGTTCAGGCTGCTTTGCTGCATACGGCGAAACACCGCCTGTCTTTTTTGTTCTACTTAGCCACTTGTTGATAAATGCAGGCATACCGCGCAGTGTCTTTCTCTTTGCTGGGTTTGTGTATAGCCACATCTTCATAGCTTCTAGCTCATTGCGCACCATATCTTCGCCATAGCTGTTTACCAACTTCTCGTACAGATCGTCAGGCACAATATATTCTTCACCAGTTTGAATCAGCATTTTAAGCCCCCATCAAGAAATATCTTGATACTGTGCATTCTTCGTCAAATCGGTTAGTCACTTTGATCTGCTCGGATAATATTGGTATTCCCTCAGCTTTTAATTCAAATATTCTTGCTGCTAACTGAGTGATGCCAAGCTCTTGGTATGCTTCCAAAGATGTGATCGTGTTACCACTTTCAAGGTGTTGCAGTATGCGTTCTTTCTGGCTCATTGTTCTACTCCATTGGTTCGCGCTAAAGCGCTCACTAGTTTTTGAATGTTTGTTAATTTTAATATTTTTAACAGGCACTTTTACCCTTTTACTTCGAAAAGTAAATTTTTTGATGATAGGGCTAAGCGACTATCCGGTAAAATCGTTATCGTATCGAATATCTAATCTATCCGTCTGCCAGTACCGACCGGCTTCAGGGGCTATGTCAAGAGGGGCAACTTCGTCTTTGGGGTTTTATTTAAGGGATTCCCCAACCTCTAGCCCGATAACTTGGTGCAGTATTATCTATATCAACCTGATTGTAAACACTAATTTATGAACCTAAGCGAAAAAAAGTGATTATGTCTACATTTAAGGCATCACAAATATGCTGCATAGTGTGTAGCTTAATGTTTTTCTGTGATCGCCATCGTATAACCTGCTGTGGGCTTGTATTAGCGATTCTTGATAGCTCGGCATTGGATATACCTGCATTATGTTGTGCGGCTCTAACAGCCTTTCCTGCGTCTAATAGTTGCATATTATTTGCCTACTTGTGATATATTGTAATTGACCGGCTAGCGCTGGTCTTTCTCCTGTGTTTGCCCCCGAAAGGGGGCATTTTAATTTTTAGAATGGAATATCTTCGTCAAACTCTACAGCCTCTGGCTGCAATAGCTTTTTAGTCTCTGCAATAGCTTTATTCTGTAGCTCGTCTTTTGCGTTGAACTTTAGTGACATATACTTAGTTCCTGTTTTGCTGGTATTAACCCAGCCGCTTACCCAGTATTCCTTACCGTCAATCATTGCACTACCTTTGCGGTCTGGATGTGTCTCAGACTCTTTCTTGTCATTAACAAACATAGCGCCGCTGTTGTCTTTCTGCTCGTAGTTACTCATTTTTTTTCTCCTATTGTGCTTCTCTAAACTCAGGGGTTTTCATTGTGACGCGTTCTTGTGTAGTAAATACGCCGCCTTTACTTGGTGCTTTCCAGAGTAGCTGCTTCTCTGTGTCAGTAAGCTCTTTCCATGCTTCATTAGCTGTAGACAGGTCGCCAGTTGCCAGACCGTCTTTGATAGCTTTAACGCTAGGCATCAGGTCGATAATTGAATCTTCGTAGCTTTCCTGCTCGGCCTTCTTTACTGCCTTTTCGCTTCTTAGCATTGCCGCTTCTGCGTCATCATCTACTTGCGGGATTCCAGCCATAGCCGCTAGGCCGTAACGTCTTGCGTAGGTAATACAAGAGCCGCCCGCCTGTGGGTCACGCTTAACCATTGGCAGCAAAAACTCTTGCTCTAGCCACTGACCAGATGTGTGCATCAGTCTGGTTGCTACACCTACACTGTTCTCGGTACTAACTGGGAACTGCACATAGCTCAGGCCATTATCCGCAAAGGGTTGTTTGACCACCTGCATAACGTCTGACAGGTTCGCATATTTGGATTTAAAGAAAGGGTTGCCAGTGCCTTTAACAGCACCCCCCATAACTGCCTGAGCTTCACATAACGCTTTTGCCAGTTCGTTGATTGATTCGCTAGATTTCATATTTCCTCCGGTTTGTAATCAATTATTGTACTAAAAAGTTAAAGATGCGGTAACACTTTTGTCAGGGTCAGCGCAGTTTGCAGAATTGCACTCGCCCTGAGCGTATAGTGCGCCGTATGCGTGATAATATTCTTCTGGCATATCATCTCGCGCTGGGTTTTGCATGGCGTAGTCTTTCTCTGCCAGCTCATAAAAGTAATTATTGAAATCAGTTGTAAACATATTTCCTCCAGTTATTTATTTGCTTGTGTAGTCAAAAGCGTAGTTGATGAACAGCCGCAAGATTCCGCTGTGGTATTTCTGAAGAAATTGCACTGACTTCCAAAACTCCTCAGACTGTTTTCTTTCAGAAACTGGCGCATGAAAGCACCAGTGGCTAACCACGTTTAAATGCTGCACCAGCAATCCATGCCAATAGATTCTGTGCTTTTCCATATTGCACATATTGTCGCTGTTGACTGTGGCGTAGTTAAAAAATGAGTTGTTCATACTTGCTCCAAGGATAGCCCCCTTTCGGGGGCTGTTTGTTTGCATTAAGATTTTCTTGTGGCTTCTTTTTCTTCAAAGTGCTTTAGGTCGCTTTCAAACTGCGCCCCGAATCTAGCGTGTTCTTCTGGGGTCATCTCTGCTAAAACTGCTTTGATTTCGTCGATTTTTTCTTGAAAAGTTGGAATAAACATTTGCGTAGCCCTGTTGTTTTTTGAATGTAGGCTCATAGTGCCTGATGTTTACATTAATGTCAACACTATAGGCAATAAAAAGCCCAAATTTATGGGCTAGTCGTCTAGGGCTGTTTAGTAGCTCCAGATTGCAGGGCAGGTAAAGCCATCCTCTTCTGTGCAGCCGTCTAGGTGGATAAACCTTGTGCGACCTTTCTGCTTTACCCCGATGCGCTGTATACCATGCTTTAAAGCCACCTCAATGAGTTTTAAGGCGTTTTCTCCGCTAACTAGTATATCGACTGCCTTTCCGGTTGAATGCGATCCAGCCTTCTCCTTACGCTGTTCTATGGGGTGCTGTGGGCTACGGTATGCGCTGCTGATAGGAAAACCAAAGCCGCACTCTTTGCGTATTGCAATTAGAACCTTCAGAAAGTCAGCATCAAAGCCGCTTTCTCCAGTGTGCTTACACGCCAACTCTTTTTCTGTAAAATAAACAACTTTCTTTTTTGCTGTCATTTTTTAACCCTTTCAAAAGTTCTAAGTCCACCTAATCCTAACATTCCCATCAAAACTGGCAACATAGTAGAAGTATCGGCTTGTGGTATGTCTACACCAAAACCAGCGGCAAGCGGTGAGACTAGAAAATTAACGGCAAATCCGAGTGCAGCAATCCAGCCGGTTGCGGGTCGCCAGCCTGCTTGGAACCAGTTTCCTTTTGCTTCTGCCTTGTTGACTTCAATCTGTGCCAGTGCAATTTCCTGCGCGTGTCTCTCTGACATTGTAGCGATTTCATGCGCGATCTTCTGTTTGACATCAGCATCAGGTATAAACTTATCCAGCAGTCCGGTTACAGGGGCAATTAGTGCGTTTACTAGGCTCATTGAAACATCTTCCCGACTACAAATAAACCGATAATCAAGGGATAGATTCCCCAGATCATCATTTCCGCTTTTTTAAATCTTTCAGAGCCATCATTTAATCTACGCTCAATATTTCCATAGCGGATAGCGCATTCTTTTTCATGCCCTTCTAGTTTGAGTAAAGCCTCAGTTACTGTAGCCATTATCGTTTCACCATTAATATAATGCCATAGACCATTATGGGAATTACTGCTAATCCTATGGCGATAGCAGCAAAAAATGTTTTAAACATCCTGATTCTTGTACGCCTTACCGCTTCCAATCTTCTAGCTTCGGCTTCCCTCTTTCTTCTACACTCTGCCTGAAAACTTAGCCAGTCATTATACATTTCAGGCCGACCAGCGTAGACCATGTGTTCCTTTAACCAAATCTCCTGCTCTTTGATCTTTTCAAGTGCCATGAAAGCCTCTAGGTCTGACTTTCCTTTAGAGTTTACACGCTTTGCTATGGCACTTTTGTTGTCAAAGTATTTCTGAGCAGCGGCACTACAGTCGTAAAGCTCCTTGCCATTACTGATAGCAGTTTTAATAACTTGAAAGGCAGCATTTGCCGCCGCTATCTCTGCTATCATTTTTCCTTACTCCAACTAGCAATTCATTCAGAAGCCGAACGAATGTCTTTAGCGATGCCTTCAACCAATGTAGCCGAACCTGCACCAACACCTTTGGCAGTGTTCACTACCATGCCTTGTGCTGAGTCAACAGTTGAGTTGACGATCTGCTGTGATCCGTCAATAGCACCGTTAAAAGTATTGCATCCAGAAATTACAAATATTGTAGCGATAATTAAAGCCTTCATGTTATTGCCCTATGTTTAAGATGGATTTCTTTGTTGTTCAGTTGTTGGTATTTCGTGCAATACGTTATAATCTTCACCGCCCTCGTAAAGCTTATAACCGCGCACAACTGACAGTATAGACTCGTCACTTACTGATGCTAAAACTAATGCTTCAGCACCATCAATAGCTTCTTGTCTAGTCTCGTAATCTTGATGCTTGATATATTCAGTTCTACCATCCGCATCGTTTCTTGTATATCCCACTACATACATATTAAACCTCCCCTACGTCTGTCAATGTAACACTCGCTGTATCTAAAACTGCGCTATCCGTAGTTGTTACCTCCTTCATCTTAAATCTATAAGTTAAACGAGAATCGTCATAAGCTACTTTAAACTTTAATGATTCGCTTTGGTGTCCGTAAGATACGTACCTTTCATCTATTTCTATCGTCTTATAGAGAGCTGTACCTGCTGATTCCCAATCATAAGGATGCCAATAAACAGTGTCTCCAGTGGACAAACTAAAACCAGGGCTTGACTCAGCTAAAAAGTAAGTTCTGTCCAGACTCTCATTATATTGCCATGCCCTAACTTTCGTTGACGTACCGCTTGACGTTCCTGTTTTATTTATTCTGCCAAACTCAGTGAAGTGATGCGTAACATCGCCAGAAACATACCCCCAAGCTTCGTAGCTTCCGCTAACGTATCCACTTCCCGCATAATTAACGTATGTGTATGTGTAGGAACCCAGATTTACTGTTGGAGCGCCAAAGGGTACAATAATCGTTACTTGCAATTCTAAATCATTTGTATTGGAGCTTACGTATCTCCAATCTAAATAAAGTTTTAAGTCAACATAACGAGAAGCGGCTACTGGTGTAGATGGGTGAATAATATCGAGTATCGTGCCAATATCTACAAGGTTGGTGCTAAGAGCAAGTGCGCTAGAGCTTGCACTCCGCAAAGCTAGTTCCTTGACTCGATGATAAGGTATAGTATCTAATCTAGCACCATCTGTACCTACTAATCTGCCATCAACAGTTCCAGAAACAGCTATATCGCCAGTAACTGAAACACCAGTGTTAGTTGTTGCTAGTTTGGCAGAGTTGTTGTAGTAGACAGTTACACCGGCATCCTTTTGACAAAGTACAGCATTCTCTGAGCCATTCTGTAATCTAACTTGAGTGTCGCCTCTGAGGAATAGACTGCCGTTTCCTACATCTGAAATAAAACTATGAGCGCCATTGTGGTAAATTTCTAGGTCGCCAGAAGCACCAAAAGTTGCTTTTTCAGAGTCGCCTAAAGAAAGACCATCAGCGGTTACTGTGCCAGTAACGTCAAGACCACTAGAGTCTAAAGACATTCTTGCACCTGCCGCTGCTCTGAATGTCATAGTATCGTCAGAGTTAGTGTAAGCAATAGAACCTGCATCTGTATCTGTATCGCCCATTCTTAATTCAGATTCACCTGTTGTAGATGAATTAATTAAAACTTGGGAATAAGCATCGCTTGTAGTGCCGACAGCCAAACCATCCATCGTGGCTGTGCCACTAACGTCTATACCAGTATTAGTAGTAGACAGCTTATTAACATTATTGTATTTAAGGTCACAACTACCCGAAGTGTTAAACCTAGCGTATGTTTGACCACCGACTCCTGAAGCGCCATTTCCAATGTCAACATAGCTCGAACCACCTATATATAAATTACCTGTTCCGCCATCAACTACATAACTATTTGAACCATCGTGATGAATTTCTAGGTCATCTGATTCGCCAAGCTGAATTTTTTTATTGTCAGCAAGACTAATTCCGTCTGTACTGAATTGAGCGTAGCTTTCAGTTGTGCCATTTCCAATGTCTACAAAACTTACACCACCAAGTATCAAACCACCAGCGCCAGTTTCTACTACATAACTATTGATACTGTCGTGATAAATTGCGAAATCATCGCTATCGCCAAAAGTTATTTGTTTTGGTGTACCTAAAGTTGAATCACCAAAGCTAATATTGCCTGTCATTGTACCGCCGGTTGTAGGCAAAGCAGCATCGGCTTTTGTACCTTGGGCAGCAGTAGCATAGTCTGAAGAATCAAATCCCTTGACTTGTGCCAAGTTAGTAACCTCAGAGTCCATCAGTGCGCCAGCGGCTGTGACGTTATCGGTATCAGTTACGTCTGCATTAGTCTCTATAGTATCGAGCTTAGTTCCGTCAGTAG